TTCGGACCTTCGCATCTGCTTCGATCAAGAAGTACCGCGACCGAAGGAAGGTCCGCTGACCAAACGGCAGACCATGGTGCTCATCGGGGAACTCAAGAAATCCGAAACAACGAAGACGGCATGCGGCATCCGCCTCATCCAGTTCTACGACAACCTGGGTGGAACCAATGTCCGAATTTAGCAAAGCATTCCGCGCCGCTCGGTCAGCCGGCAAGAAGGTCTTCTCCTGGAACGGCAAGTCGTACACGACCAAGCTGAAGGCGAAGGCCGACCCTAACAAATCCCCGTCCTCGCGTAGCGCCACCTCTGGTCCTCCGAGCGACAAGCTCCAGCGGGCCGTCGATTCGGCAACCGCCAAGGGTAAGGCAGCAGCCGCCGCAAAGGCAGCCCCAGCCAAGCCAGCACCACAGCAGGGCCCGCAGCCGGCCAAGGCAGTCGGTATCGCCAAGGCGAACTCCCCGATCGCTCGAGCAGCGGCCACCATCGCCAACGCTCCGGTCGTCACTCAGCCGTCCCGCGCCAACGCCAATCAGGCCACGGTGAAGAAGTCGGCACCAGCCCCAGCCGCAGCAGCTCCGAAGCAGGGGCCAACCCCGGAAGGCGTCTGGTACGCCAAGAAGGGCTCCGCGATCTCCACGGCTGCCGCTCGTCGAGCTAATGCTCCCAAGGTCCGTGCAGCTCTCGCAGCAAGGAACAAGTAATGGCCAATCTCGCAGCACTCAACGCAGCAACCGAGGGCGTCCTGGTCCAGGCCGGCGACACCTTCGACGTTTCCGTATCGGGCACCTTCGTGGCCACGGTCTCCCTTCAGCGCTCCAAGGACAACGCGATTTGGTTCACTGTCGAGGACATGACGGCCCCGGCCCAGAAGACCGGCTCCAGCGGCTCGGCATGGTACTACCGTCTCGCCGCAACCGCATACACCTCAGGCACCGTAGTGGCGGACATCTGGAAATAAGGTGAACGTACTCACTCCGGTCCTCCCGAGCGTTCTTCGGAGCGTCCTCTGGAGTTCGACCAGCTTGTCCGTACCAACGGCCCCGCCGCCCTGGGTACCGGACGCCAACCGATATATGCCCGCAGCGACCGGCACACGCTGGCCTTCTGGCAGCACGGCAACCCCGTGGACATATCCGGCAGGCCTGAACTACCAGTGCTCCAAGCTGTTCTTCGGGTCGCCCGATTATCCTACCAATGACTTCCTGGTCCCCTTCGTTGGCTTCGCGCTGACCGAGGGCGGTAACGCACCGCAGGAAACCCAAGGTCCAACCACAGACACGCTCCTCGACGAGGCGTTCTTCATCCACCCCAATGGCACCGAATACCCGATCCTCTTCGGAGGTCTGGCGGCAGCCACGATCACGGCAAACACAGGCATCGTCTACGGGCAGGTAACCCTCCCGACCGCGCTCCCTGCTTGGTCCATCTTCGGTATCCGCACGGTCTACCACGGCAACGTAGGTGACAGCCGATTAGGGTCTTACCGCATCCAGCGGCACCGTGGTGAGAAGTATTGGGGCGCAGGCGACCTCGCATCCATTCGAGCCCTAGCGTCAGCCAATGGTCCTTCTACGACAACTCTCGACCCTGACAATTGGTACAACACGGTAGGCAACGCCACCAACTCCCAGACGCAGGCCTATGGTCCAGCCCTGGTCCTCGCCAAGGGATGGGATGGCCGTCCGGTCCCTTTGATGCTGGCAGACAGCCTTACCGAACGCCAGGAGATCGCAGCCTCTGCCGACGCTCGTCGTAACATGGGCATCTGGCGGCGCTGGCTAGACCAGAGAGATCCGGTTTGGGGAAGCATCATTCCGCTCGTCATGGGTGTCCCTGGTACGCACTCCGAATACGAGTTGGCCGGCTCTGGCTCCTCCATAGCCACCAGACGATGGGTCATGATCGACTACATCGCCACCAACTTCAACGGCGGCAAACCGATCTGGACATTCGTGCTTGATCAGTCAGGACGTAACGACACCACGTCTACCCTTAGCTTGTGGCAGAGCCGAAAGTTCGGCGCTGACGACCGCGTCAAGGCAAGATATCCCGGCGTTCATATGGTGGGCATCACCATCATGCCGACATTCACGTCTACTGACGGGGGTCGTACGGTTGCCGGCTATTCCGTAAATTCCACCTGGAACCCAGTGACTGGTGTCCTGGCAAGCCTGAACGCTTCGATCATATCCAGCCCTCGGTTCGCCAAGGTCATCGACATGTTACCCGCGTTCATGTCGGACACAGATCCAACCAAGGGCCCAGCGGCTGAGATGTTCCCTCTGGGGAATGTCATCGGCCACCCAGGTAACCAGGACGGTGTCACCAACTGGAGCACAATCAAGCTTCCGGCGAATGTACCGTTGGGCTGCCGCATCCTGATCGAATACCAGCCAGGACTATGGACAGGTAGAACCCTCAGTGCTCGGACCGACAACGGCGACGGTACAGCGGACTATCAGGTGGTCGAGGTCTTGCCCACCAATGTCCAGGACAACGCGACGATCCTCGGCACCGGCATGCACACTGACTTCGTCCATCCGGCCCTACACGGTGTCCTGAGGACAGTCAGCCGTATCCCGCAATACGAGAAGTCCAAGTTCTATCCATGAAGAATAACCCCCGGCTGGTCACTGCTTAGCACACCACCGGGGCAAGTACCCCAATCCTACGAACGTTCGAGCAAGTCACACTGACCTTTTTAGGCGGTGACTACTGGAACCAAGTGTCTCACAGAAAGACGACTTGTGACCCGAATACTATCCCTTGAGGGGGATGGTGCAAGGATAATCTCAATGAACCTTCCGTGTTGCTCTTAGGTCCGCGCAAACCTCAGAACATCGTAAGGAAACTACCAAAATGGCTAACGCTATCGTATCTCCGTTGGGTCAGGCTAACGGCGCTGGTGCATCGGATGCACTGTTCCTCAAGGTCGCCACTGGCGAAATCATCACGGCATTCTCGCGCACGTCGCAGTTCGTCGACAAGCATCAGGTCCGCACCATTGCCAACGGCAAGTCGGCCTCCTTCTACGCCACGGGCCGCTCGGCCAACGCTGGCTACCACGTTCCCGGCACGGAAGTGCTCGGCGGCACGATCCCGGTCAACGAAGTCGTCATCACCATCGACGACCTGCTCCTCACCTCGACGTTCATCGCGAACATCGAAGAGGCCAAGCTGCACGTTGACGTTCGTGGCGAGTTCACCAAGCAGATGGGCGAAGAACTCGCTCAGGCATTCGACCGCAACGTCGCCATCAACGGCGTCCTGGCTGCTCGTCAGGCTGCCCGCGTAACCGGCCTCGCTGGCGGCGGCAAGCTGATTGGTGCCACGTACCTCACCGACGCCCAGGCATTCGCCGACGCCCACTTCGACGCTGCCGCTCTCCTGGATGACAAGTTCATTCCGGCTGGCGAACGCTACTCGTACATGAAGCCGGCGCAGTACTACGCCCTCGTCAAGACCACCAAGGTCATCAACAAGGACTGGGGTGGCGAAGGTTCGTACGCCAACGGCACGGTCGCCATGATCGCGGAAATCCTCCCGGTCAAGACGGCTAACCTGCCGAACACCAACCTCACCACGGGCAAGTACCAGGGTGACTTCTCGAAGACCGCTGGTCTGATCACGCACCGCTCTGCGGTCGGTACGGTCAAGCTGATGGATCTCAAGGCCGAGAGCGAATACCAGATCGCCCGTCAGGGTACTCTGTTCGTCGCCAAGTACGCCATGGGCCACGGCCCTGTCCGCGCTGAAGCCGCGATCGAACTCGCAATCGCCTAATCCCAACAAGCCGGGGCTCCTAACGGGGCCTCGGTTTTTTTCGTTCAAGGAACCCTTATGTCTTCACTTGATGGCTTGACGCCACTCACGGAGCTTGAGGCTGTCAACGTAATCCTCGCGACCACCGCATCCAGCCCGATCTCCACGCTGGATGAGAACGAGATTACCGACGCCTCCCTGGCCCGCAATACCCTCCGCGCGACCCTCGTCGAAGTGCAGACGCAAGGGCTGTCGTTCAACACCGAAAGCAACTACACGATCACCCCGGATCAGTCCGGTCAGATCATCCTGCCCCGCAACACCCTGAAGGTGGACACGGACGGCTCCGACGCCACGACCAACGTCGTCCAGCGCGGCACCAAGCTCTACAACAAGGACGACCACACCTACATCTGGACCAAGCCGGTCTCCCTGGAGATCACCCTCGGCTTCCCGTTCGATGAGCTGCCGCCCTACGTCGCCAACTACTGCATGATCCGCGCGGCACGTAAGTACCAGGATCAGTACTTCGGTGACGGACAGGTCCATAGCTTCACCGAGCAGGACGAGCTGGTCGCCCGTGCGTCCCTCATGGATGCCGAGATCGACCTCGCTGACCCGAACATGCTGACAGACAGCCAGTTCATGCAGGGGCTCCTGGCACGTCGCTAATGGCCCGTATCTCTGGTGTCATTTCGAACTTCATCAATGGCGTCTCGCAGCAGGCAATGGCCCTGCGGATGGCGTCTCAGGGCGACCTGCAAATCAACGCACACTCCACGATCGTCGATGGTCTCATCAAGCGGCCTCCGCTGGTCCGTGGTCCCCAGCTCGTCGGTGACTTCACCACCAACCCAATCCACTGCCACCCGATCAACCGGGACGTGACCGAACGCTACGAGACCATCTGGTCGAAGGACGGCGTCCGTGTCTTCACGCTCGACGGTGTGGAACGACAGGTGACCTATCCAGGCGGTCTGCAGTACCTGCAATACGTCGGTGCCCTCAAGGAACCCCCGTATCGTACGGTCACCATAGGCGACTACACCTACCTGACGAACACCCAGCGCTCCGTCCAGATGGATGCTAACGCGCTTGAGCGGTCCCAGCCTTACGAGGCGATGATCTACGTCATGGCCGGCAATTACGGCAAGACCTACAGGATCTTGATCGACGGTGTGGAATACGCCAACTACTCGACGCCTGACGGTACCTCTGGTGCCCAAAGTCCCGGCGTGGATACGGCCTACATCGCACGGCGTCTGGCGACCGGCGAGACCAAGGATCTCGGCAACACAGTCAATGGAAACGCGGCGTGGGTCTACAAGGCCACCGACAAGAACCTGACGACCACCACGTCTGGCTTTAGTATCTCGGCTGGCAAGGGTGTCATCTACCTGTCGCGCTCGACGCCGTTCACGGTCACCGTTGAAGACGGCTACAACGGCCACGCCATGAAGGCCATCCAGTATGAGACCCAGGACTTCTCCGATCTCCCGGCCTACGGTTATCCCGGCGTGGCTGTGAAGGTGAAGGGCTCGGTCACCACGGCCTATGACGACTACTATGTCCGCTTCACGCCCAACGATAGCTCCTATGGTATCACTGGTGGCAAGTGGGTGGAATGCGCCAAGCCTGGAAGCCGTCTGGCCTTCGACGCTGAGACGATGCCCCACGCCCTGGTCCGTCAGTCCGATGGCACGTTCGCCTTTGGTCCTGTGACCTGGGAGCGCCGCCGCTGCGGTGACGAAGTGACCAGCCCGAGCCCCTCGTTCGTTGGCTCCCCGATCAATGAGATCTTCTGGTTCAAGAACCGCCTGGGCTTCCTCTCTGGGGAGAACAGCATCTTGGGCAGGGCAGGGGGTCCGTTCGATTGGTGGAAGACGACCGCCACCACGACCATGGACGACGACCCGATCGACGTGGCCTCTTCGGAGACCGACGTGTCCGTGCTCAGATCTGCGGTGGGCTTTGCTGACCGGCTGATCCTGTTCTCCGACCAGTCCCAGGCTATGCTCGCCGGCAATGACACGCTCACCTACAAGACGGTCAACATCAAGCCTTCGACGGCTTACAGCATGTCGTCCAGGTGCAGGCCGGTGGTCAATGGCGACAACGTCTACTTCCCGGTGAAGCGAGGCCAGTTCTCGATGATCCGCGAGTACACCATCGACCCCGCAAGTGACCTTGGTAAAGCCGAGGACATCACCGGCAACGTGCCGCAGTACCTCCGTGGTGAAGTGATCAAGATGCGAGCCTCTACTCATGAGGACGTCTTGGTCATCCAGACCGACGAAGGTGGCGGTGGGCTCTACGTCTACAAATACTTCTATCAGGACCGTAGCAAGGTTCAGTCCTCCTGGTCCCGCTGGGAGTTCACCGACGTCACCAACATCTTCGACTTCTGGTTCATCGAGAGCAAGCTCTACGTCCTGCTCAGGTCAGCCTCGGGTCGCGTGTGGCTGGAGACGGTAGACATCCAGGCCGGCAACGTGGACGACGGCATGACCTTCCTTGTGAACCTCGACCACCGTGTCTTGCTTCCTGGGACAGGCCGTACCTACGACCCGCTGACCGATCGGACCACGGTACCTGGGGATCTCACCGGTAACACCTTCGTCCTCGTAAGTGGCGCTGGTGGAACGAACATGGGCCCTGGTCTGCTGCTGCATCCGCTGAGCGTCACCTCGGTGTCCTTCCAGCTCGTCGGTGACCTGCGTGACCTCCCGATCTACGTCGGGCGTGACTACACCTCCAGGTTCAGGCTCTCGACGATCTACCTCCGAGAGACCGGCCCACAGGGCAACCCGATCGTCAGGACCGAAGGCCGGCTGCAGTTGATCAAGCTGCTCGTCCGCTACGGCAAGACCGCCTACCTCAGGGCAGAGGTCTCGCTGCAGGGTATGGCCCCACGCCCCTACGCGACCAATGGCCGTGTCATGGGCGACCCGATGAACCGTGCCGACAGCATCACGCTGGGCGACGGTGTCCTCTCGGTACCGCTGCTCGGCCAGAACGACAGGATCTCTGTGGAGCTGGTCAACGACAGCTACCTGCCTTCCTCGATCATCTCTGCGGAGTGGATCGCCAACTTCAACGCTAAGACAAAGAGGGTCTAATGCATAACTTTCGTGAGGCTACGGTGGCCGACATGGTCGCCCTGGCCCCACGTCTGCGACCAGAAGACCGCGCTGAGTGCCTAGCGGCATCCGGCGTTGAACCTGAAATCTCCATGCCGGCTGCGGTCGGCCTGGGCCCAACGTGGGTGTGGACCATCAACGATCGACCAGAGTGCGCCTTAGGTGTCATTGCGGTCGACGAGGTCCCCCACTGCGGGGCTGTCTGGATGCTCGCGTCCCCCGAAATCCTCAAGCACGTCCGCTACATGGTCACCCGACTGAAGGACGTGATCGACACCATGCACGACCACTACCCGCTCCTCGGGAACTACGTGGACGTCCGAAACACCACCCACATCTCATTCATCAAACACTGTGGCTTCTCGCTCCTCAGGGTCATCCCAGACCATGGCGTCGAGCGCAGACCATTCATCGAATTTGCGAAGCTAAGGAACCCACATGTGTGATCCCATCTCGCTTGCGTCCTTCGCCGTAGGTGCCGCAAGTCAAGTCTCGAGCTTTATGAGCGCAAGCCAGGAAGCCCAGACACAGAACAAGCTGGCCGAGAACAACCGTATCGAAGCGAACCGAGCCGCCGCTGACCAGTACGCCTCCATCCAGGAGCGCATGCTGCAGGAGCAGGCAGCCTCAGGACGCGAACTTGAGACAGCCAACAAGGATGCCGCCAAGGCCCGCGCGACCGCGTCAGTGACCTCTGGTGAGGCCGGTGTGACCGGTATCTCCGTCGACAGTCTCCTTGCCGACTACAACGCCCAGCAGGGCCAGTTCGAACGCACCAACGCCCAGAACCTCAAGATGACCCAGGACGGCCTGAGGGACCAGTTGAAGAGCGCCAAGGCCAACGCCGAGGGCCGTATCAACTCCGTCCAGAAGGTGGCCAAGCCATCGCTTGCACCATTCGCCATCGGCATCGCCGGTAGCGGTCTCGATGCCTATACCGCCCACGTCAAGAGGAACACAGAGTAATGGCCAACGGTCGAGTAGAAGTTAACCCGAGCCTCCAGCTCAACACCCAGCTCCGGCCCCAGGCCACCGCAGTTGACACCTTCGCCACCCCGGCGCAGGCTCCGATCGACAAGAGCCTCGAACGGTTGTCTCAGGCCCTCGCTGGTTTCAGCACCTCGATCGATAGCTATGGTCAGGTCGCTGCCATCAAGGACAAGGCTGCCACCGACGAAGCCTTCAAGCTCGAAAAGGCCAGGCAGTCCGGTCTCTCTTGGGAACAGCTCCAGGAAGAGCGCAAGGCTGGCACCCTGCCGGCTTACAAGGACCCGATCAAGCAGGCCGGTATCGAAGCAATCCAGGGGATGGTCCGTGGCCGATCGCTCAGCGATGCCATGCAGAACCACCTCAAGACTGAGTACGATCCTGAGAAGGATGGCTCCGTCCGCGACTACGTCCAGAAGATGCAGCGCGAGGCGATCGTCGGTATGTCCGACAGTCAGGCCACTCAGGTCCTGGCGCAGTCGAACAGCGTGTCGGAGTGGGGCGAAGGCTTCCTCAACGACAAGAAGAACACCGAGATCGTCGATGGTGCCAAGGCGTCCGCCTACCAGTACATGGACACCCAGGTCGTCGATGGGATCAAGAACAACACCGCTCCTGAAGACATCGCCAAGCAGATCTGGTCCAACTATGCAGCCAAGTCGACCAAGGGATTCCTCGGGGTTGACTACAAGGACCTCGACAACTCGACGCTGGCCATTGCTCGGAACTACGCCGACAAGAGCCCCTCGGTTGCCATCGCTCTCCTCACGACCCCGAAGAAGGGCACGGACGGGATCACCGGCTCACTGCTGGACAACCCGCGCCTCCGTGAGCAGGCCGACAACATCATCGCCACAGCCAATCGGACCCTCGATCTGCAGGAGAAGAAGACGCTGCAGGAGGGTGTCGCACAGGCGGCGCTGGAAGCTCTGACCAACAAGAGCCTCAACAGTGTCCGTGACGTGGCCCTGACGACCTCCCGAGGCACCGAGGTCAACGTATCGGCTGATCAGGTGAAGAAGCAGGGCGTCCAGCTCTACCTCGACAAGGTCTCTCCGCAGCTCCAGAAGGACTTCCACGAGAGTGACGAGGACCGCCTGCAGCGTGAGTTCGTCACCCTGAACAATGCCGGCCAGCAGCACCCCTTCATCAAGGGTGAGGTCAACGGCATCAACGCCCTGGCCACCCAGGCAACCATGGCCGACCCCGAGGCCCGCGATAAGCTCCTGTCCCGTACCAATCGAGCCGTCTGGCTGATGAACGTCGGCAAGAACAGCGGCATCGACTACATGGAAGACGAGAAGGACCGGAAGTTCGCCATGGCCTACTCGACGTTCAAGCGGGTCAGCCAGCGTGACGGCTCGACGATGTCGGACGATGAAGCCCTGACGGCTGCCATGGAAACCACCAACCCATCCGTGGGCGGCGTAGGTAACCTGAGCCGTGACGCGCAGGAGAGCATCGACCAGAAGGTCCGTGACGACATCGCAACGAAGCCAGGGTGGCTCTGGGGTCGCAACGGGACATCCCCGACGAACTTCTCGGTTCCCCGGCAGATGGTCACCGATCTCGCCACCAAGTACGTCATCGGCGGCCTGGACGAGGATGCGGCGATTGACGCTGCGGTCGCGGATGTCTCCAAGTCTGTCCTCACCTACAACGGAATCGTACTGACCAAGCCGAAGGGCTTCCAGCTCAACGAGGACTTCGAAGAGGTCGTGGGCACCCACATCACCGACTGGGTCGCGGCTAACCCCAAGACCATGCGGGATAACGGGCTCAGCAGCGCCGATGATCTCTCCATCAAGGAGGTTAACGACCCCTACGGCAACAACAGTGGCGGCAGGTTCCGCCTCGTCCACGCCGACGATCTCAAGCCGGTGATGGATGACGAAGGCCGCATGGTTGTCATCTCGGTCCAGCAGCTCCGCGAGGAGAAGGCTGCGATCACGGACAAGAAGCGCCGTAAGGCAATCAAAGACACCCAATAACCAACATAGGAGGCCCGTTTGAGGCTCACATCAGATCAAGTTGTTTCCGGCCTCGTTCAGCGCGGCGTCCCCGACCACGTCGCCAAGGGCGTTGCCATGAACTTCGGTGACGAGAGTGGCTTCGAGACGGGCATCCAGGAGAAGAACCCAACGTCAGGCCGTGGTGGCTTCGGTCTCGCACAGTGGACCGGAGACCGCCGCGTGGCCCTGGAGCAGTACGCCGCATCTAACGGCAAGTCCGTGGATGACGCCGACACCCAGCTCGACTATTTCATGGAAGAGAACCAGGGCCCAGAGGCCAAGGCCTGGGCTGCCGTTATGAACTCCAAGGACGAGAAGGAAGCCGCAGCAGCGTTCGTCACCCATTGGGAGCGACCGAGGGCCGACCACCTTGCAGCCCGCACCTCGAAGTACACGGGTGGTGCTGGTTACGTCGCGTCGACCGAGGTAAACCTTCAGTCCGACACGGCGCAGATCGACGGCGCTCCCCGTGCGGCCGATCCCGAAGAGACCAGCCTCTGGCAGCTCCAGAAGGATGCCTTCAATCAGGAAAGCACTCTCGCCTACCTGATGAACAGCAACCCGTACCGCGACGACCCGAACTTCAAGGCCCCCTCGGAAGAGCAGCGCCTGAAGGACCTCCTCGATCGCGGCCTCGACCCTGAGCACTATGCCAAGTTCACGGGCGGCTCTACGTCGGCTGACGGCTACAATCGCCAGCTTCAGAATGCCGTGGAAGACAGCGAACGCCTCAAGCGCCTCCAGGGTGCCGGCATGACGGGCGCGGCCCTCCAGATCGCCAACCAGTTCCTTGATCCGGTCTCCCTGGCAACCGATGTTGTCGTGGGTGCCGTTGCGCCTCAGGTCGTATTCGGCAAGCGGGCAGGGCAGGTATCGCGGGTCCTCGTCGGTGCTCTCAGTGCCGGCTCTGGTGCCCTGGCATCGACCGGCCTGAACTACGCGGTCAACCCGAATGCCACCAAGGCCGATCTCCTGATGGGCGTTGCGTTCGGCATTGGTGTCGGTGGTGTCGCCGGTAAGCTCATGTCCCGTGGCGCTACCATGACAGAGGGCGTCCAGCTCCAGCGGCTCGCACAGCGGACCATAGCTGAGCACGAAGGTGTCCCGATGGGCTCCGGTTTCGGTGGCGCAGCTCCGTCTGGCGTCAATGAACCGAGGCTCCCGTTCGAGGCTCCGATCTCCGAACTGGACCATGCCGATGTTGCTGCTACCGCATTCCGTGGGGCCCGTGCCGACCTCTATGCCCAGCTCGATAAGTCACCCCTGGTCTCCACCCGTGCCCTGAATAGCGCCCTGGTGCAGGATGGTACTGGCAAGCTCGGCGGCGCGATCAACGGCAAGGCAGCATCCGAGGAAGCCGAGAACTTCGTCAACGAGTTCCGGTCTGTCTACTTCCGCACCTACAAGGCGCAGCTCCAGAAGGTCTTCGACCGTGAAGGCGCTGGCATGACCGACAGGTTCTGGAAGGGTACGACCGAGCGCAAGTTCAACGACGACGTCGACCGCTACGTCCGTGACCGCACCTACGCTGGTGGCGACAAGTACAGCGAAGAAGTCCGCGCGGTTGGCAAGGTGATCCGCGACAACCTCAAGGAACTCAACCAGCTCCAGAAGAACCCATGGAAGCGTGAGGGTCTCGAAGGTCGCTCCGTATTCGGCCATGAGAACATCCCTGACAACGCCTACTACATGCCGCGTGAATGGCAGTCCGCCAGGATCGCCGCCTCCTACAACACCTACGTCAAGGGCACGTTGGACGATCTGTTCTTCGGTGCCTTCCGGTCGGCTAACGCTGACATGGAGGAGGGTGCGCTACGCAAGCTGTCTGGCGCTTTCGTCAAGAGCTTGACCGACCGCAGCCTCGGCCTGGACGACAATGTCATCAGGACGCTCTCGGGCGACAACGTTGATGAGATGGTCGAGATGCTGGTGAAGCATAAGGGCCTGAGCGAGGAAGACGCCAAGGACATAGCCGAGAACTTCCGCAAGGTGCCCAAGGGTGACGCTGGTCGCGATACGCACCAGAGACGCCGGTCGCTTCTCGATGAGGAGTACCAGCTCCCTTACAAGCCCCGCACGGTCCATGGTGTCACCGAAGACAAGCCGCTGGCCATCCGCGACCTGTTCAACACCGACGCCACCGCAGTCCTCGATCGCTACACCAGGAACGCCGCTGGCAACATCGCCATGGCCCGTATCCGCGTGGCCGACCCGAAGTCGGGCAAGCTCGTCATCGACGGCCTGACCAGCCAGAAGGAGATCGACGGCTACCTCGACCTGATGCGCAAGGAAGCAGCCGACAAGGGCACCCCGCCCAACGTCGTCGCCAAGGACATCAAGAACGTCGAACTCGCCATCAACGCCATCAAGGGTCATCACGTCGATGGTCTCGAGGGCACCGAGCTGGGCTTCTGGCTCCGCTCGATCCGCAAGTTCAACTTCTCCCGCATCATGAACCAAGCCGGCTTCGCTGCCGTGCCTGAGATCGGGAACATCGTGGGCTCTGCCGGCCTGAAGGCTGCGCTGACCCAGATGCCGGCTGTCCGCCGCATGATCAATGGCGCTGGTGAGCTTGCCCTCAAGGACGGGCTGGCCGACGACATCGAGTACGCCCTGGGCATCGGCACCGAGCGGCTGAACCGCTATGCACCCAGCGATGTCTATGACGACGTGATGTCTGTCGTGGACGATGGTTCGCGCGGCTGGCGAGACCATGTCAGCAACGCCCTGGAACGGGCCAACCGTGTAACCGCAGACGCTTCGGGCATGTCGTTCATCGACGCTACGACACGTCGGTGGGCATCGAAGGCCATCATCCAGAACTTCGCCAACATGGCAGCCAGGGGGAAGGGGATCTCGGCAAAGCGTCTGGCAGACCTCGGTATCAACGAGGAGATGTCCAAGCGCATCATGAAGGAGCTGAAGAACCCCGACTTCCTGCCCATGAAGGGTCAGAAGGTTGCCGGCCTCCGCTTCGACGGTGCCAAGGACAAGGAAGCTGCGGAGTACTTCCGCCGCGCTGTGATCCGTAAGACCAACCAAGTCATCCAGAAGAACGACGTGGGTAACCTCATGCCGTTCATGAATGGCGCGGTGGGCAAGGTGATCATGCAGTTCCGTTCGTTCATGGCGGCATCCTACGTCAAGAACTCCCTCAAGTCCCTGCACATGCGGGATACTGAGGCAGCGATCGGCGCGGCTGTCACCACAGGCATCGCGGCCCTGACCTACTCTCTCCAGATGCAGGCTCAGGCCATTGGCCGCAGCGATCGGGAAGAGTTCCTGGCTAAGCGTCTGGCCCCCGAGAACCTGCTGAAGTCGGCTGTTGCTCGCTCTGGCTGGTCGTCGATCGCACCGATGATCGTCGATACAATCGTGCCGGCGCTGGGCGGTGACGCTCAGTTCTCCTACGCCCGTACCACCGGTCAGACGTCGAACATCCTGTTTGGCAACCCGACCTTCGGCCTGCTCGACGACATCACTGGTGCCACCAAAGCAGGCGCGGGTGCCGTTCGTCCTGGTCCGCTATCCCAAGAGGAACTGAGGGCCTTCCAGAAGATCGCCCCGTTCGGGAACGCGCTTCCGGCATTGGGCCTCTACAACACCCTCATCTCCGACAACCCCGAGCGGGCACCTCGCAGCGCTCGATAAGAACAAGCTGGGCGGGACCACTGCGTCCCGTCCTCTCCACTCTTGCAAGGAATACCATGGCCACCGAAATTCTCTCTTACGTCTTCTACGACAGCGACGGTTCCACGCTGGATTACACCTTCGACTTCCCGTACCTCGATCGCGACCACGTCAGGGTCTACATCAACGGCGCACCATTCGGTGACTTCGTCTGGATGGGTGCCTATGCCCTCCGCTTCAATACCGCCGCAGCGCTGGACACCAAGATCCGCATCAGGCGAGAAACCCCGGCAGCCCAGCCGCTGACCGTGATTGGTAATGGTGCATCCCTCCGTGCCGAGGATCTCAACCGGCAGGCACTACAGTCCATGTATGTGGCGCAGGAGGCCCGAGACGAAGCGAACTACATCGCCACCGCGTCCATCATCGCTCCCGAGAGTGACGCTGGTCGTGTTGACCTGATCCTTCCGTCGATCGAGGACCGCCGTAACAGGCTCATGGGTTTCGATGGTGACGGCGGCTTCCGCATCTTCACCGACGAGGACATGCCCAAGGGACCGCAGGGCGACAAAGGCCCTGTAGGTGACCGTGGTCCGATCGGCCCGACTGGCGTCCAGGGACCTCAGGGTGCCACTGGTCCTGTTGGTGCCGCATTCGAGCCCGACGCATCCGGCGTTACTGCCGACCGAGCCACCTTTGACGCCCAGCCTAAGGGCTTCGCCTTCCTCGACCTCACGACCAAGCAGATGTATTTCAAGGTCAGCAACACCTCAGGCGACTGGTCGACCGCTGTCTCCTTCGGTGTCGGCCCTCAGGGCATCCAGGGTGTCCAGGGTCCTGTAGGTCCTACTGGTCCTGCTGGCGCTACCGGCGCTGAAGGCAGCGGTCTCGTATGGCGTGGTACCTGGAGTGCTGTCGAGACCTACACCCGCAAGGATGTGGTGTACTGGAACGGCTCGTCCTACGTCCTGACCTCGGTCACCGACAGCATCAACGATGAGCCCCCGATCGCTACCACCAAATGGGCGCTCGTCGCCAAGCAGGGTATCGCTGGCCCGACCGGCGCTGTTGGTCCGACTGGCCCGACTGGCCCTCAGGGTGCCACTGGTCCGACCGGAGCTACCGGCGCTCAAGGCCCGACTGGCGCTCAAGGTCCTACAGGTCCTCAGGGCTCCCAGGGTCCTCAGGGTTCCACTGGTCCTACTGGCGCATTCCCGGTTGCCAGTGGTGCCTATGGCTCCTTCCTACTCATCGGCACAAACTCCCCACCGGCTGGCTGGTCACTCCGTGGCTTCGTCCAGGTCGGAGCAACCCAGGGCATTGGTGTCGGTCTGATCCAGCGGACCTCGTAATGAACGACGACTTCATCAACCCAGGGGAGGTGGCCAAGCGCCCCTCCCTAGAGGCTGACATCAAGAAGACAGATCTGACGCCCTACTACACGGTCACGGCAGCCAACGCCCAGATCGAGACCAGGGGTAGTGCCTGGGGCCAATACTGGGCCAACGATCGCGTGTCGAACCTAGCGTTTCGTAAGGTCAGCTCAAGCAGCTTCACCATCCCGGATAACGGCCTGATGATGTGCCCTGCCGGCGCGGTGTTCACAGGTATGAACATGCAGGGAACCTCCAACAACCCGGCCATGTACTACCATTACCTCCAGGCCTTCGACCCCGTCCGTGGGTGGGTCACCTTCTCAGGATCTTGATCATGGACATCGTAAACTTCGGCCACTTCACGGCCAGCACAGACGACGGAATCGTGCTCTTCACGAACGAGGACGGCCAGGACTGGTACGAGCTTCGTGCCGGCCTGACGACCTGGGACACCGATGGCTCCTTCGTCGATGCCATCTATGGCGCATGGGCCCTGGTCGATCCTACCGGCGTCATCACCAACGTCGAATACGACCCCTCGCGCTTGGTGCCTGGAGACCGCACGGTCCTCGGTATCGACGCAGCATGGACCGATGTCACCCCAGGCCACCTCTATCAGGCCGGCGAGATCGTTCCGCCACCAGCGCCAACCGCAGACGAACTCAGGGCCAACTTCCCCGAGCTGAAGCCGACCACGTTCTGGAAGGCTGCCCGCGAGATCGGCGTCTACAAGACCGACATCCTCATCAAGATCAACGCGATCGAGGACGTTGCGCAGCGTGAGGACGCTCTCATCGACCTTGAGGAGTGCCTGGGCTTCCTGCGGCTGAACCCGCTCGTTGTCTCCTTCACCTCGACCTACAACATCACCCCTGAACAGCTAGACGATCTTTGGCTATGGGCAGCAAACAAACAGGCATGACTATTGTGGAACACAACACGACCGTCGTTGCGACTACCGCACTGATGACCCCCTTCTGGCTACCGAGCTTGACTTCGGTGTCTCAGGTGGCCGCGACGATCACCCCCATCCTCGGCGCTATCTGGCTCACCATCCAGATCGTGACCAAGACCTCCGAATGGATAAGGAAGCGCAATGAAGACAAATAGTGACAGCATGGCAGCTCTGTTCGACAACTTCGCGGACGAGCTGGCCAAGCTGATGAAGGAAGGCAAGACCGTCGTCGACAAGGACGGGGAGGTCCACAAGATCACTCCCGACGCCGCGACCTTCAACGTCGTCCGTCAGTTCCTCAAGGACACCGGCACGAACATCGCCCCCAACTCCAGCAAGAAAGTGAACGAAATCGCCGAAATGCTCCCCTTTACAGGGTCTGAGCACGATGGCGACGAGGCGTATCACTAACAGCAGCCCACACAGCCCCGCTCAGAGCCTCAGTCCTTTTCTGGACCCGTGGCCTATCCCAGTGCCTCCGTGCCTCTGGGCGGGCGGCTGTGTGACCCAATCTCTCCACTATCAGGAATATTAGTGACACAACTGAAGTCCTCGACCGCGCTGAACGTGCAGGCCGACCCAATCCTGTCCAATTTCAAGAACTTCCTCTTCCTCGTCTGGAAGCAGTTCCTCGACGGCAAGCTGCCGACACCTGTCCAGTACGACATCGCAGACTTCCTGCAGCATGGCCCGAAGCGCTCCGTGATCGAGGCCTTCCGTGGCGTTGGTAAGTCCTGGGTCACCTCGGCCTTCGTGGTCTGGTGCCTGCTCCGCAACCCGAACCTGAACATCCTGGTCATCTCGGCCTCGAAGAACCGCTCTGACGACTTCTCGATCTTCACGATGCGTATCATCCTTGAGATGCCGATGTGCGCCCACCTGATTCCAGGGCCCGACCAGCGCTCGTCCATGATCGCCTTCGACGTCGGCCCTGCCACCGCATCGCATGCCCCGTCCGTCAAGTCGCTCGGCATCAACTCTCAGATCGCCGGCAGCCGTGCAGACATCCTGATCGCGGACGACATCGAAGTCCCGAACAACTCCGACACCCAGATCAAGCGCGACTTGCTGGGCGAGAAGGTCAAGGAGTTCGACGCCGTCCTGAAACCAGGGGGCCGCATCATCTACCTGGGTACTCCTCAGTCCGAGCAGTCGCTCTACAACGTCCTGCCCGAGCGTGGCTACATCATGCGCGTCTGGCCGGCCAGGTACCCCTCTGAGCTGCAGTTGGCCAAGTATGGTCCGCGCCTAGCTCCGATGATCACCAAGGCTCTCAGTGCCGCTGCTGATCGCGGTGAGGACATAGCCGGTAAGTCTACCGACCCGCAGCGCTTCTCCGACACCGACCTCGGTGAACGAGAGCTGTCCTATGGTCGCTCAGGCTTCGCCCTACAGTTCATGCTCGACACCAGCCTGTCTGACGCGGACAAGTTCCCGCTGAAGCTCTCCGACCTGATCGTTCTACCGATGGACGTCAATCGTGCCCCTAAGGCTCTATCGTGGGCCTCTGGTCAGGACCAGCGCATCGATCACCTCCAGGCGGTCGGGCTCCCCGGCGACGGCTACTACCGGCCTATGTGGTACGACAAGGACAGCCTGCCCTACGAGGGCTCGGTCATGTTCGTCGACCCGTCCGGTCGCGGTGGTGACGAGACTGTCTGGGCTGTGGTCAAGCACCTTCACGGCAACCTGTTCCTCACGGCCATGGGCTGCGCCCGCAACAAGGGCTACGACAAGACGGTCCTGCGGGACATCCTGAAGTGCGCCGCCAAGCAGAAGGTCAACAAGATCCTGGTCGAGCCTAACTTCGGTGACGGTATGTTCGCCCAGCTCCTCCGCAACGAGGCTCAGGCCCTGAACGTCTACAAGGTCGAGATCGAGGACAGTGACTGGGCTAAGAACCAGAAGGAGGTCCGCATCATCGACACCCTCGAACCCATCATGAACCAGCACAGGCTGATCGTGTCGGAGGAGGTGATCGACTGGGACTATAGGTCCACAGAGGGCTACGCTCGCGAGGAGCAGACCTACATGCGCCTGATGTACCAGCTTACCCGTCTTACCGCTCAGCGGGGCTCCCTGGCCAAGGACGACCGTGTTGATGCACTGGCGGGGGCTGTTGCCTACTGGATCGAGTTCCTTGCCCGTAACGACAAGACCTCGGCTAAGCAGATGCAGGAGGATGCCCTCCAGGCTGAGCTGGATAAGTTCCTAGACTTCTTCGGGGATGGGGCTCAGGGCTCTGCCCTTCGCTTCTTCTAACGCTGCCTATGAGACCCTGGTACCACTGGGGTCTCACCCCTGTTGAATAGGGTGACCCCTAGCATGGGTGCCCCTATGTCCCCTATGGTTACCTATGGTCTACCATGGTCTTACCTAAGGGGAACGTAGGCCACCATGGTCCCACCCGAGGGAGACCAAGGCCACCAGGGTCATACCCAGTAGCCATTAGGTTAGGGGCCACCCCGAGAGGGGAACCCCACTAAGGTTGAAGGTTAGGGAACAACTGGTGACCTACGATGACCAAGGCAACCGCCCCGAGGACCAGGGCAGGGCCCATAGGGTTGCGACCACGGAAACC